AATAATAGTCACCCTTAGGCTGGAGATTTTCTAATTCAGATGCACTTACATAGTCACCAGCACTCTGATAATTGCCTGCAGGTTGTAAACCAGTAACATTAATAGTATTACCGTCAATATCAATGTAATTTCCTGCTTCATAAGAATTTCCTGCACTGAATGCACTTCCGTTATAGCTTGTAATCTGACCATCTTCATAACCAAATGCACTCTCATTCATTGTGCCTTCAGGAATTGTTTCACCGCTGAAGCCAATTATACAAGCTTCCTCATCGTCTTGAACGAAATATAACGGGTCCTGAACGCCGAGCGGCACATGGTTAGCTGAAATCTTGTCTTCAACGTTATTGACTACGATAGGATCAATACCTTCGTAAACCTTACCAAGTTGGCCAGTCAGATACGGCACATAAACTGTCGTTTCTCCAACATGATATGAAGAAACAGCAATAGACTCGGACGGAGCTACTGCAACATCAGCATGGCTATGAGAACCTTTGGAATAAAGATACTTGTCAAGGCTAAAAATCTCGTTATTATACTGGTCGCAGACAACTAAAGTATAATCGAAATCGTCAGAAACATAAACATGAGCCTGACCAGCATCATCAAGAATAATCGGATTAGGATTAAGGCTTTCACCGTCCACATCAGACCAAGAGTCCATTAATCTGGTTCTACCTAAAGCATACACATAAAGCTTACCTGCAGCTAATGGAACACCGTTTAGATTTTGCATCTGGACGATATTATCAAATAATTCAACTAGATTAGCCATCGTAAAAAATCTCCTTACTGTTATTATTTATTAGATTAAAAAACCAGGCTTTTAACCTGGTCTTTTTGTTAAATTACTCTTGCAATTTATCCTACTATGAATCCGTTGGCAGTTAAATCAATAGGATTATCGCCGTATGTAATGACACGAGCTGCAAACCAGTCATTGACATCACTTTGCACATGAGAGCCGCTGAAATCGCTATCTACATTGAAGCAAGCAAAGGATGCATTGTTTATCCAGTTGTCAAACCAGATTCTAGCTGGCTGGTTATTGAAGTTACCAATAACTGTTCTATCATGCATTCTTTTTTCAGCAATTAAACCATGAATAGCATATTGATCAGCTACTGCACCTTGTGTATGGCCGATACAGTCTGTGTCTCTATACTGACACCAAATTCTGAAAACGTTACCGTTATTTGGATTGCCAGAACTACCTAATACCTGGATTGGATAGTACTTAGAACACCACCAGTCAAGATTAGAATTGTAGTCATAGCTTATATTGCCCTGAATAATGTCTCTGAAATCAGCACACTTCGGGCAGTTACCCTTATTGTTAGCTACATAGAAGCCAGTGTTATACTGATTATTATTTGTTTCAATGTGGCTACGTGCAATAAAGAGGTTATTCCAGTTTGTATTAGTCCAGAATGGGCAAGTAATTCCCAAAGCGTTACCCTGGAAATCATTACCTACGATTCTGACATTGTTCCACCAGCAGTTCTTTACAGTATTATCACCAGCTACACACTTGAATTGAATAGTCGGGTTGTCTGCATTGGTAATATTGCAACGTTCAAGCTGAAGTCTAAGTTTATATTTGCTATCTTCGTAATACGGATAGATTGAGATAACAGAATTATTAATCTGACAGTCTAATAATACAATATTTTTAGTATTGATTGTTGCATTGATATTCGAATTAGTAAATCTCAAAGCATATCCAGCAGATGTGTTATCATCAGCTTCGTTAATCTGCATAAACCAATTAGAATCAGTGCAAGTTACTGCACCTTTAGTCAGATACCAACCACCAGTAATAGTAGAATGGTTAGACACATTGAGGCTACTAAAGTTAGAAGGCCATTCAGTAATTCTTATGTCAGTATGGTCAACTGACAAGCTACGATTTTTAATCTTTAAATAGTTAACTTTGCTGTCCTTTAATGAAACAGCTAAGCCATTAGCTTTACCAACCAATGCCATGTTTGCATTAAGGTTGCGAATAGTTAAGTATTCAGATAAATCAACATCAGAATTAGAACCGCAAGCATAATTTTTACAGTTGATATCAGTATAACCAGCTTTGTAATACAGCTTAATCATATTTTCAACATTCTTGAAATTATCTGCATCCATTGTAACTGCAAAGCCGGAAAGAGTACTGAAAGTAATATTGTCAGGAGTTAGAACAGCATTTACATAATACTTATCTGTAAATTCCATAGACTGGAAATGGCATTTGGAATCTTTATGTAAGAAGCCAGAAGTTCCAACCAGCTTACATCCTGTAAAGGTCAATTTATAATTACCAGTATTAGTAGTTAATGCAGGAGAACCATCTGTATAGAATGTAACATAGTTTTGTGGCATATTTGCAACAATTTCGTCATTGATCCAATTATGGCCATCACAGTATTTCTGTTTAGAAGCACAACCCCAGAAGCTACGTGCATGTTTATACCAAGAAGAATGAACAGGGCATGTCGTATCGCTAGGGAAGATATTGCCTATACAAGTAGTCGGTTTGCCCTTGACATCAATCCAAGAACATTCTATAGAATTAATCTGTGTATTTGAGAAGACTAATACCTTCTTAGTGGTTGTCATATTGACATCGCCATAATTACCTGGAATCAAGAATATTCCAGGAGCTGTAGCTTTGCCATGGATTTCACCGATATAAGTAGACAACGCATTAATATTTGTTGTATGACCAGGATAAACTCCATAAAATGAGGACGGAATATAAGCTCCATCAAACTGTAATATCCATCGGCCAGTAGATGTTACATCTGAAGCAATAACATAGCCACCGTCAGGATCTAGTGTTGAAGTCGGGTCCCAGATATATGTTCTCATTTGGCAGTCATAAGTTGTATGATAGCCAAGGACATTTACACTAGAGTTAATTGAAGGATCAAGGTCTTTTAAAGCCTCAATACCGATAACATATTCTCGTGATTCTTCTGGAGAATTCTCGCCAACATAGAAATCTCTAATGAACTCAAATATTTCGTGGTTATTTTCATCGCGACCTAAATACTTATAAACTCTAACATACACAATCCTGTCGCAAAAGATTGTTTGCGTTACACGGCCTTCAATATCTAACCTAACTGGGTTAGTCATAACTGTGTATTCGTCGTCAGAATAACTCCAGATTGTCAAAAAGTTATTAGAAACGGGGTCAAGGATTTCGACCTTACCGTTTACTAATGGCTGTTCGTTTAAATCTAAGAATCTTTCGTTTTGGTTAATTACGGGAATTCTATACATTATACATTCTCCTTAACAATCTTATTTGCTGTCTTGGCATTAGTTTCATGCATCTTAGCCATAGACTGTTTTGTCTTAGCTTCTGAAACTTTAACCTCGTTCTCAGCCTTTATAGCATCAGCCTGAGTCTTCATCATCTGGCTATCCATCTTCATGCCTTCACGTTCAAGTTCCATTTTCTGTTTTTCTTGTTCGTTGGCCATTTCCATAAGGTCCTTGTCAGTCAAGCTACCGTCAAGCTTATGCTGGAGAATCATCTTTTCGAGTTCGTTCTTGTGTTTGAACTCTTCTAAGGTGAATTCGCGTTCCAAAGCATAGCCCTTAAGTTCAATCTGACGCTTAGAATCTTCGAGTTCCTTAGAAAGCTGTGCAATCTGCATATCACGCTGCTTAATCTCGGAATTTGCTTGGTTGATAAGTTCCTGATCCTGCATTTCCTGAGCTGTCGGCATAGGCTGTAACATTTCGACCAGAGTTCTAATATATTCGTTATCCTGTTCGACATTAGCCATTGCCATTAAAAGCTTACGCTGGTCCTGCGGCTCTGTAATTAGAGGAGCCATTTGCTGCAATATTACTCTTGCTTCTTGCTTCTTGAGAGCGTCATCAGGTCCCTGAACACATGTAATCTTGATAGCACCGTAAAGCGGCTGTCCCTGTATCATTTCGAAAAGGCACATACCAGCTACAGTCAAAGATGTTCTTAAATTGTAGATATAGGCTCTGATATTATTCTGGAAAACCTTAGAAGCAGTCAATACTTCAGTAGCTGTCTTTTCAGTCTCAGATTCAAGACCGATAGCTGGAATACCGATGATAGCGTTAACCATCTGTAAGGACTGGCTAAACATTTCACCTACATCGCCTAAAGGAATTTCATTATTTAATCTTTGCGGAGCTTCCAGTTCTCTCTTACCATCTGCAGACCACTTATTGTAGATTAATAGCGGATTCAATGTCTTATTAGAATCTCTGAAATACTTTTCATTACCTTCGATAGATTCAGAATCACAAATCCATGTATTTTTCGGAGAGGTAGCTAATCTTACTAGAATATTGGAATAAGAATAATTGATTAGCTTCTGAACTCCCTTCATTTGGTCAACTATACCGTGCCATAGTTCTTTTTCACCATCGTAGAACTTTTCACCGAAGAGAGGAATAACCGGAATATAAGTCATTGGTAACTGTATAGTTTCTACAATGTCGTTACCTATAAGCCTATAGCAGATAACCTGTCCCTGTCTCTTTACCCAATATGTAACGAGAGGCATATATTCTTTTCTGTCATATTCCTGGCTAATGTCTACGGCCGGCTGGTCCAATGAAGAAATATCGATACCGTAGTTATTTTCTACCCAACGTCTGGATTTTAATTCAACGATTGCGGCTTCATTTGCATCTGAGCCGTTTAATTTTGTCATTTCAGGGTCAAAGTAGATGTTATCTAAATCTGTAATTGTATAAAGGGTAGGTTCTGGATTTCCGTCGACACCATAAT